GATGTTGTACCGTATAGAGTATTGATGTTGCCTGCTGCTGTTTTAGCAATAGGCACGCCTGCAGTACCAGTTGTCAATGTACCAACTAAGTCGCCTGTCATAGCGCCAACAAAGCCGTTGATAGAAGTAACTGGACCAGTGAAGGTGGTAGAAGCCATGATAATTTCCTTTTTTGCACAAGTCGCCTATTAGTCTGTGCATCGTCCGCTGGAACGGTCTAATAAGCTAAATAATAATTCCAGAATTGAGGAGGGAGACCGAAGTCCCCCACCTTTCAAACATTACAGACCAGCAGTACCGTAAGCAGCACGTGGATCTGTCCAGCCCAATGAGTAACGCTCTGTCGCTTTGTAGCGCATTGAGTCAGTCTCAAAATCACCTTCCATAGATTTCTCTAAACCACGACGCATAACGATTTTCAAGCCTTCTGGCGCGTCTGTTTTCACCCACCATGCGGTAGTTGATGTTAGACGTGAGATGTTAGCTTGACCACCAGACAATAGACCCATTGATTTAATCGGGTTCAAGTCGTTGTCTGCTGTACCAGCACGTAATACACTGTTTAGCAATACTTCACCTTGGAACACGTTAGATGGGCTTAATACTAGTTTTTGCGGAACTAAACGGATACGTTTACCGTTGTTGTCTGTCGCGTTGCGGATTTGAATCAACATTTGCTCAAGCGATGTTTGTGATAATGCAGCTGCAGTAGTTAACTGATTGCTGAATGTACCATTAACGATAGGGTGAGATGCGCTGACCAATGAAACACCGTCGCCACCTTGGTAGGCTGCATTGAATGAGTTATTCAATACGTTAGCTGCTAATGTTTCTTTTGTTTCCACAAGTGATTGCGCTAAGTGACGCGCATAAGTTTGACCGATACGGATATGATCACCATCTTCTACCAAGACTTTAGTCAAGGCAAAAGCTAGGCCATATACTTTGTACCAGTAGCGTTGTGCGAATAACACACCACCAGATTGGTAAGTAACTGCCATACCGTCTGGTAATTCAGGTGCTGCACCGAAGCCGTATAATACAGGCTCTTCATGGTAGTTACGTTTGATACCTTGAACCTCATCAAACACGCCTTTCCACTCATCAGCACGTTGGCTGTAAATACCGTCAAAACTTTCGTTAAGGATCGGCTCAACAATGGACCTAAAGTCCGTACTTCTCATTGGGGTTGCCATTTGTCAGACCTCCTTAGATTGACGCTGTTGGATACTTGTAAGCGTGTTCATTGAAACGAACGTACGCAACTACATAAGCATCTGTTAGCGATTGGTTAATGTTAGTGGCAAAGCCAGTGATTTGGAACTGACCAGTACCTGAACCTTCGATAGCAGCTAAATAAGCGCTTGAAAGACCTGTACGAGTAGAACCACCTGGAGCTGCGAAACCAGTCCAGTCAGCTTGCTCACCTACGGAAGTTTGAACTGAATCAGTACCAGCAGTGCCTGGATTTGTGTATTGAGTTTCAAACAATGTTTCTGGATCATCGAACACGTAAGCAATGATTTCAGTAGCAGTACTACCACCAATCCAGTATGGAGAGATAGAAGGCTTGCCAGTTGAATCGCGGTACTCAACGCCAGCTAAAGTGCCAAGCAATGTTATGCCTGCTACTGTACCTGTACGAGAACCATCTGATGTACCCAATTGGATAACACCGTCGTTTGTTAACTTAACAGGATCATTTGAAAAAATGTTCGTTGCATAAGTCGATGTAATTGTATAAGCTTTCGGACGAATCTGACCACTGTTGTGGAAAGAAGGGCGGAAGCCAAAAGGTGCGCTTGTTGAAGGCATCTTAATACTCCTTAGAAAAAATAAAGTTAGGTCAAGTCAAATTGAGCTCGACCAGCATTTTTCCTCAAGTCCTGCGTACCATCACCTTCAAACAAACGACTGCCAGTAGTTTCTGCATCGCGTTTAAGGAACTCGGAAGTGTCCGTCAACTTTTCTAGCTCACGCAAAGGAGCATCGTGGTGCGCCTCTTGCATGTACTTCTCATAAAGAGAAAGTGGTAGCTTGAATGCAAGCATTTCGTTAACCCCAATAAAGCCAATCCAATCACCTGTTTTAATAGATGTTGATTCCCAGCCAGGAACGTCTTCTGGCTTAATGGCTTCGTAACCCAGACGCATACGCATATTTATCGTATCTCGTGGATTTGTGGTGGTCAACCAGCATACGTGGTATCCAGGTATTTTTGGTAGATCAGGAAGTGAGGCTTGAAAGAACTGTTGCCGAAATATATCTAGACGGTCTGCATCTGAGATTTCACGATTTTGTGTGACAGCACGATTTTCCATCGCGCGATCTCCACGACCATCACCTACACTTTTCTTTAAACGTTCATCATTTGTATTTGTCATTACTTGCTCCATTCAGCAATTGATTAGAATTATGTTCTAATTTTTATAAAAAGAAAACTACTATTTTAACTTTTGTTCGCACGGTCGTATTCTGCGTAACGTTTTATGTAACGTTGACGCAACACAGGATCGTCCCAAGCGCCTGCTTCGATAAGAGCAGCCTTGCGATCTGGACTGATGTAAATCTCTTTTCGAGTAGAAACTGGAGCATGCTCACGACCAGATCCTATAGCAGGACCACCAGTCGGTTTGCGTGCAGCTTTGAATTTCTCTGGCAAACGACGCTTAACGCGATCGTGCAGCTCATCCCAGTATTCTTCTGAGCGAGGGTCATAACCTTCCTGCGCTAGTTTATTGTCGATGGCAAGCACAATAGCTGAATCCTCGTCCTTACCTTGAGGATCATACCAACTGTTCTCTTCCATAAACTCTTTAGCATAATGCACTACCTCGCTGTCAACCTGAGGCTGACGTGGCGCTTGTGCTTGATTAGACTGTTGTTGTTTGTATTGATTAAGCTGTTGTGCCTTGGCAATTGCTTGATCTCTGTAGCGCATTGCTTTGGCGACATCGTCACCGTTGCCTGCTTCAACAGCTTTTGCAATTATACGTTCTGCCGTGCTTACTTCTTCAACAGCCTGTTGAATTTGTTGATCCAACTGACTTAAGTTAGTTCGTTGTGCGTGTGTCTCAACAGCACCGATACGACGCTCCAATTCATCATTGCGGCTTCGTAAAAAGTTAAGTTCAACTTTGTCACGACCGATGGCTTTGTCACGGCGCTCTTTGCGTTCTTTTTTCTCTAGTCGACGACGTTCACGAATTGCTTCACGATCGTCTTCACTACTAGCGTTGCTTTCTTCTTCTGATGATTTTAGATTGCTTTCCTCTTCGTCATCATCTTCATCAAGAGGGCTATCAACGGCTACATACTCCGCGTCCTTCAGCTCTTCTTCATCGTCTTCAATGATTGCTTCTACTTCTTTTTCTTTTGCCATGCCTAGCTCCTTTATCAGCTATAAGAAAGCACGAATGGCTAATGGGTCAGCTGTTACTTTACCGATTAGATCCGTATCTTTAAAAATTACGAACAGGGCTGTTGCCCCATCATTATCGGGGATTGGTACTTCAAATCTATCCCCACCATATTTAGCAACCCTTACATAATCTCCAAATGTGCACCAAGCTCCCTCTGGCCATAATTCCATGGTATTTCTGTTTTTGAAAGCCAATGGTCCTATTGATATAACTTTGCCAATTTGTGTATTCCATTGCTCAGTTGATGTTGTTTCAGAGTTAAGGATGATTCCGCTTTTAGTTACTTTTTTAGCACTTTTGATTTGTACCAAAACGTAATTTCCAAATGGAGTTATCCCAGGATTTGCTTCAGGAAATGCTTCCTGTAAATCATTTACATCTAACACTCTATTTGCTCTTTCAGCAAGTGGTTCAGACATCATCATTATCCTCTTTAATTGTTGACAAAATTACTTCTATAGCACGCTCCATTCCAGCGTACATCCCAACCATGCGCCCGTATTCAAACGCATCATGTGAATTTGGTGAACGAAGTGCAGCTACTGCCAACTCTTGCTGCGCCGTCGTTAATAAGTTTAAAACTCTATCAATCTGCATTATTTAGGGATTGACTGTGTTTTTACTGGTGTTCCTGGCAATGACTTGCCGTCTAATTTAGCACCCATCGCTATGCGTTGGTGCTGCGATACACCTTGTGATTCTTTGCAATTGCATTTATCTGTTGTTGCCATTTTTGTTTCTCCTTATGGATTTGGGTTAATTCCAGTGCCTGTCGTCATCGACGTTCTTTCTCCGCTTGCAACTTCTACAGCTGTCAATTCTTTAGCTGTCTCATTGTCTTCACGATTCATCGCTAATCTCGTAGCTAATTCAGCTTGTTTGCGTGCATCTTCACGATCTTGTTTTAGCAATTCTGTTTGCAATGCAAGTTCATCTTGACGTTGTTGCAATTGCGCTTGAACAGCATCACGTTGAGCTTGAGTCTGAGCCTGAACCTGATCGCGTTGCATTTGAGTCTGCGCTTGAACTTGATCGCGTTGTTGTTGTGCTTCTAGACGCATTTGGTCAGATTGAGCACGCTGAGCGATTGATTGTTTTTGAACGTCTGCTGCAACCTGTGTAGGATCTTGCGGTGTAGGAGGTTGCATTTGTTGCGCTTGTTCGTATGCCTTGCTTACAATTTGTAGGAACTCAGGCGGTATCGCTTGCTCAATCGCTTGTTGAATTTCAACAGCTGCTTGCGCTTCCTGCATCGCATCATCGCCTAGCATGCCGTTCTCATTTGCCGCACCTAAACCTTTTCTGCTTATCTTCATGTAGTGCATTAACAAGTGGTCTTTGATGTGAGACACAATAGCAGGAACGAACATAGGAGCAATGATTGGATTCTGACCAAACATCGGTGACTGCAAGAAAGCCAAGTGCACGCGCAAGTGAGCGATATGCTCTTGATCAGGCAACGCACCAATTGGTCTTCCAACAGACGCTGCAAAGTTCTCTTGAATTGGATCGATGTCTTTAGGCTCAGGTTTAGGTATTAATAATTCCAAACCCTCTGGTATTTTCAACTGTTTAAGGAATAGCTCTTCAACCTTGCGAACGTCATAAAGCTGAGGCAATGCCATTGCTCGCTGTTGAACAGCTTGAACTTGGGCAAATCGCTGTGTTTCGCTGAATATATTTGGGTCTGAAACAGGTATAACGTCTAATGGACCATCGAAGTCAGAAGGATCAACCATCTTCTCTCCAAATTCGTCCATAACCATCTCTTCTGTTAGGTATGCAGAGTTTAAACGGTGCATTACCTTCAATACTTGCGCCATTGAATTGTGCAAGCGAGAATGAATTGATGAAAACACCACCATACCTTGCTCGATCAACGCCAATGTCGTGCCTACTGGCATGTTTGGATTTTGATCGGACAGTTTTTCGAATGTAGTTTGCACTACACCTTTGCCAGCGTCAACCAAAAAGCCTAACAATGACATTAAAACGGGACTTGGTGGGTTAAACGGCATCGGCATTGCGATTTTACGAACGTCATCAACGTTAATTCCGCCGTCTAACTCAATAACTTCTGTTGGTTGTGGGTTAACGTTCTGACCGTTAGGACCACCTTTCAGTTTTAGAAGCGTTGGAATGTTGGAAATGTGTGCAGAATCAAGCAATGCTCGTAGTGCACCCGTCGCAGCTCCTGACAAACCACCGATCATGTGTGTTAAACCGATTGGATAAGCACCGCGCCAAGGGACAAACGGGAATTCAACGATTGAAACTAGTGGCTCTTTGAAACTTTCATCACGAGGATCCCAGTTTCTATAGACTGCCAAGCATTTTTCTGTGGCTTTATCAACAGTG